TTGGATATACTATTACTGGATTTCATCCTTTCGTAAGGATTGGCTTCACTAGTAACGCAGGCGCGATAACCAACATATTATCTCGCTAGTTCTCCGTTGTAGTTGTCTAACTTTTAAAACTGTGCTATACTACTAGGATGTTTGATATCCTATCCATTGTTCCAGGTAAAAAAAAGAATACCCAATCGGGTTGGATTTCTTTTAATGGCATTTGCTGTGGGTACAGGGGACATAAACCAGATCAAAGAATGCGGGGTGGCATCAAGTTTGACGGAGATAATGCGTGGACTATACATTGTTTTAACTGTCAATTTAAATGCGGTTTTATTTTAGGTAAAAGTATTTCTCCAAAGACTAGACAGTTATTACAATGGTGTGGGATCGAAGATGCTCAAATAACAAAGTGGAGCTTAGAAAGTTTACAGCATAAAGACTTGTTAGATTATGTGCGAGTAAAAAAACAAAAAAGTAAAATAAAATTTCAAGACCATAAACTTCCTGAAGGAGAATTGATTGATATTAATAATCCTCAACACTCTGTATTTACAGAGTATTTGATAAAAAGAGGTATCAACCCTAATAGCTATCCATTTTTAATTACCCCTCAAGAAAAAGGTAGAAATGGTAATCGTATTATAATTCCATATACTTATAAAAATAAAATAGTTGGTCATACTAGTAGATTCTTAGATAATAGAATACCTAAATATATTAACGAACAACAACCGGGGTATGTTTTTAACATTGATAGTCAAAAACCTGATTGGCAAGTTTGTATTGTTACTGAGGGAATTTTTGATGCACTAAGTATTGATGGGGTAGCGGTAATGCATAATGACATTAATGCGGATCAAGCATCACTATTAGGTTCGTTAAATAAAACAATCATTTTAGTTCCTGATAGAGACAAAACAGGGTTAGAATTATGTGGTAAAGCATTAGAATTAGGATATCAAATTAGTTTACCTAATTGGGGTTCGGGAATTAAAGATGTAAATGATGCTGTAGTTAAATATGGGAAGCTACCAACCCTAATGAGTATATTACAAGCCGCAACTAGTAGTAAAATTAAGATAGAATTAAATAGGAAGAAAATTGTTAAAGGAATATAACAGCGACGTTCAGCTACTATTTTTACAAATGATGCTAACCAATGCAGAATTGTATACTAGAGTAATGAACATTATGAACTCGGAAAACTTTGATAGGTCAATTAGGCCAGTTGCTGAGTTTATTAAAGAATACAGTACTAAGTATAATCTATTGCCTGATGTTACGCAAATTAAAGCAACTACTGGTATTGAAATTGAGATAATTGAAGATTTTAGTGATAAACATACAGAATGGTTTTTAGCAGAATTTGAATCATTTACTAAAAGACAAGAATTAGAACGTGCAATTCTAAAGTCAGCCGACTTACTTGAGAAGGGTGAGTTTGGGCCAGTTGAAAAATTAATTAAAGACGCGGTGCAAATCAGTTTACAACGTGATATGGGTACTGATTACTTTGCTGATCCTAAAGGTCGTATTAACAAATACTTTAATGCAGGTGGACAACAAAGTACTGGCTGGCCCCAACTTGATAAACTTCTATATGGTGGGTTTAGTAGGGGAGAACTGAATATTTTTGCTGGTGGATCAGGTTCAGGTAAGTCACTAGTAATGATGAACATTGCACTAAATTGGTTGCAAATGGGTTTGAGTGGGGTCTATATATCATTAGAACTTTCTGAAGAATTAACTTCATTAAGAACCGATGCAATGTTAACTAGTATGAGTACTAGAGATATTCGTAAGGACATTGATTCTACTGAACTCAGAGTTAAAATGGCTGGTAAAAAAGCTGGCCAGTATAGGGTTAAGGGTCTTCCAGCGCAAAGCAATGTCAATGATATTCGTAGTTATTTGAAAGAAGTACAAATCCAAACAGGTATGCGTGTGGATTTTGTTATGATTGACTATTTGGATTTGGTTATGCCTGTATCTGTAAAAGTTAATCCTAATGATCAGTTTATTAAAGACAAATATGTCTCAGAGGAATTACGTAACTTGGCAAAAGAATTGGGTATTCTTATGGTAACTGCTAGCCAGTTGAATCGGTCAGCAGTAGAAGAAATTGAATTTGATCATAGTCATATTGCAGGTGGTATCAGTAAAATTAATACAGCGGATAACGTGTTTGGTATTTTTACAAGTCGCAGTATGCGTGAACGTGGACAATATCAGATTCAGTGTATGAAAAGTCGTAGTAGTACTGGTGTAGGACAAAAGATTGATTTAGATTATAATATAGAAACTATGCGTATCACTGATAGTGATCCTGAAGTCCATGGTGATCAGCAAAATTCATATACTCCTAAACCTAATCCCAATAATATTATGAGTACACTAAAAGCAACCTCTATGGTAATAAATCAGTCTACAGGAGAGGTATTAGAACAGGAAAACAAGCGAGTAGTTGCTGATGTGCAGGGAAGTAAGTTAAAATCTCTGCTTAATTCACTAAAGAAATAATTATTTCATTTAGAATAAATATAATATGCAGAAAAAAACTCGCAGCCTTTTGGAAGAATTAGAAGCTTTAAGCGATAATCGTGATGTAAATCATATTATTGAGAATAGGGCCCACAACATTATTACCAGTGCCATTAATTTGTTAGAACTAATTAATAAGCACTATGATAGTGAGAAATCGGAAATATTAGAAAGAAAACTTCTAAGTGCTATAAAAGGTAGGGATCAAACTAGATTTGCAAAATCACTAAGGAAGAAAAATGAAGCTCCAGGAAATCAATGAGGCACAGGTAAACGAAGAAGGTATAATAGGTCGTGGCATTGCCGCCGCTCAACAACTTGGTTCTAAATTAACTGGTAGTGAGTTAAGCCGAATGTCTGTCACTGATAGACATGCCATGAATATCTTTATTAAAGATTTTCTTGATAAAGTTTCAGTTGCATTAGGTGTTGCTGTTAAAAGTAATATTGTTGATCCTAAAATAGTAGATACTAATGGCGTAGGAGGCGGTGGAGCAATTAAACCTACTGGTGCACCTGTAAGTGCGTTAGGGCAACAAGCAAAACAACAGATGCTAGCACAACGTGCCGCTAGTGCAGTTCCTAATTCAGGTAGAACTCCCGCTGCTCCCGGTCAACCAGCAGCACCTACATCAACAGCAAAACCAGCAGCACCTACATCAACAGCAAAACCAGCAGTGACTCCGACAGCAGCAGCACCTGATGAGGATCTTAATGTAGGAAGAAGAGAACCTAAAGTACCTAAAGGAGGCTCACTAAGTGAAACACAATATCAAAAATTAAATTCAATTTTTGAAAGCATTCTTCTTGCTGAGGCAAAAAGCATACCTGCCTTTATTAAAGATTTCCTTCATACCAATGTTCCTCAACTTAACACTAACGATCCTGATGTTGCTAAATCATTAAACCAACTTGTTACTCAAGTTCAAACCGATTGGACTAAAGACAAAGGTAAAAGTGCATTGACTAAATTAGGACAGGCGGCTTACCTTTTGGCTAAAATGCCCAATTTTAGTAGAACTGCCGGTACTGCCGGAGGGCAGGCTGCTGGAGGACAAGGCACACAAAGAGCACAAGTAGCTGCTGTACAAGGGGGCGCCCGAGCAGCACCTGATATAGCACAGTATACTCAAAATATATTGGCACAAATTAATAGAATGCAAAGAAATGACGCAGACGATTTAGACGCTATCATTATAAATGCTTTGCGTAGATTATATAAAGTTAATTCTTCGGCATACATGGACACAGTACAGCACCTTAAAACAATGCTTCAGGCTGGTGTCCCGACTACCCCAGTTACCCCTACACCTGGACAAGGATCCCCTGCACCAGCAGGTGCATCGGTAAACGGATCTCCTGCACAAGCATCACCTACGCTATTAAATGCTCCTGCACAAGGCTCACCCAAGCTATCAATAGCCAAAGAATCTAAAAACAGAGTTAGAAAATGAATTTAGCTGAATCGTTAGCCTCTCTTAGGAATAAGCTAGAAACTATTGATGTCCCTCCACTGAATGAGGATAAAGGACACTTAGACCATCCTGAGGATTTAGTGTTTTTAGGAAATGTTACCGGTGCTAATCGTGCGGTAGATGCAATTGCGAAAACAGTTACAAATCCAAAAACCGTTACTATCAAGTGGGATGGTTATCCAGCTCTTATATTTGGTCGTGATACTAATGGTAAATTTAGTATCATGGACAAGCATATGTTCAACAAGAAAGATGGTACTGGAAGACAAGTTTACAGTCCTGAAGAATTTAGAAAATATGATTTAGACCGTGGAGTAGATCGTTCTGACTTACATAGACTAATAGCTGAGATTTGGCCTGGTCTAGAAAAAGCAAGTAATGGAACTAAAGGTTATTACTGGGGAGACTTACTTTTCAGTAAGCCATTAGCTGATGATAATGGATTATATACGTTTAAAGCTAATCCCAATGGCATAACATACACGGTAGACATTACTAGTGAAACAGGTAAGTTGATGAAGGGTAAGACAGCTGGTATAGCGGTTCATCAATACATAGCTCCTGAAGCCCCCAATACCGATTCAGCCGTGCCATTAGATGGTACAATAGGGCAGCTTAAGAACAATAGCAATGTTGCTATTATTCCTAGCAAAATGCCTATTACTCCTAGTTTGAAACTAGATCAAAAATTATTAGCTAAAACTAAGCAAGATATTTCAAAGTATGGATCGGCTGTTGACCAGTTAATGAACTCAGCCCCACAAGCTAGAAACACATTTAATCAATTGTTTACAGTGTACATTAATAAACGTATTGTAGGTGGTAACTTGAATGATTTGTTATCGGGATTCATGGAGTTTGTCGCAACTAGACCAATGACT